AGCGATACCCGCCAGTGCCAGACCAAATGTTAGCGTCCGCGTAATCTTCGTCCCATCCAAAGAACCCAACCCTTGCTTGAGAATCATAGTAGTTAAATTCAATACCACGGTCCTTACCATCATCTACGGTCGGAGCGGTATCGCCACCGAGTTTGATGATAACGTCATCGATTGTAACAACCGTTGAGTTAACTGTAGTCGTAACACCGTCAACTGTCAAGTCGCCACGGACACGAACTACACCAGTAACGTCATCATCATCGTTAGGATCCAACACCAATGTAGCGTTGGTGGTTGAAAGGACGTTATCTTGGAAGTGGAAATCTTCAACGTTTACACGATGATCAACATCTGTCGCGTTGATTGTAATATCCTGATCAGCAGTAATGTTCAGGGTAGCATCACCAGAACCAGCGTTGGTAACGTTGATGTCCATGGAGCGGTTTGCCGCTTCATCAACTTCAACAGCAATCTCAAGATTGCCACTGGTACGCTTGATGAACTGGTCTACCTTTGAAACGTCGAGGGTAAGATTACCAGAAAGGGTAGTGTCAAGATTAATGTCAACAGCACCAGTAAGACTTGAACCACTGGTGGCGCTCCCATTGCCGTTAGGATCATCGTTAGCGACAGCGGGATAAGAATTACCCTGCGACAGGATGGAAGGTTGGAAGGGATACTCAGAAGTATCGTAGCCAACAACTCTGAAAGCAACGTTACCACCGCGATTGTTGACGTTGAGGTGGTTAATTTTAGTAATGCCATGATATGCATTGTCTGTAGTACGCTCCCTATCGAGCTCAAAAGTTTCAGTAGCATTTTGGTCTGTGAACATCAACAGACCGTGAGATTGTAGTTGGGAATTTTCGATTGCATTCTCGGCAATCGTTACGTGACCACCAATAGTGCCGTTGGTCCCATCCCAAACAGTAACATCAAAATCTTCTTGAGCGAAGGACGCAAGACCTTTCTGCTCGATTTGTGCAGACCAGAGGTATCTCCAACCGCCAGCATCAGATGTATCTGTGTGGGTTGGTTCCCCAAGACCTGCAGGAATATCACGGATTGCAGCCTGATATACCTTTGCGTTAGATGCCTCAACAATAGCATGTCTGCTATAAGCAGTAGCATTGTCATAAGCAGGATAGATTGAACCCTCAGTTGCAGTAGCAATCGGAATCGTCAATGCCTGTGTCAGACGACCATAACGGTCAACTGTCAGTTGTGTAGTGTTGACAGTCTGATTACCGTTACCAGCAATAGAGATTAGAGAGGGATCAAGGTTGCCGTTGGGGTTGTATTGCCCGACAACAACAGGAGTATCAGCAAGATCAATCAGAGGATTCTGATTCTGTGCTGTACCATTACTTACCAGAATACGTGCAGCAGCACCCGTGATCTGACGGTTAGACAGAACACCAGAGGACGATCTAGAGATAAGACCGAAACCTGTCATGTTCGCAAGCGAAGTCAGGTCAGCATCCAACGGTTGAGCGTCGGTAATACCAAACTGTGACAGACTGGTTGGGTTTGATGCGTTGATAATACGACCACGAGAGTCAATCGTCAACTGTGTATATGTACCAGTTGCCGAAAGGTTATTCGAGTCATAGTGTGGTAGCGAGGTAACGTAGTTCAGTTCTGCCGTAATGTTTACGTTTGCAGAACCGTCAAACGACGCTGAACCCGACATGTCACCAGCAAGGGTGATAGATCGAGTGTTAGCAAGACGAGTTGCCGTTGCCGAGTTACCAATGAGAGACGCCGTGATAGCACCCGCTGCAAAGTTACCGTCAGCATCACGCTTAACAAGTGTGTTTGCAGTATTAGATTCCGTTTCAATCGGTCTCTCATATTTGAGAGAGTTCCACGGAGTAACACCATCACCGATCTTGATACGCGAAGTATCGATCTCGATACCAATTTCGCCTTGAGCAAGGATCGGGTTAACGTTTGCCCACTGCTGGGCACCATCACGTCTTAATTGTATTCTGTTTGCCATCTGTTATACGCTGTGCCAGTGGGTTGGACGTACCATACAGACTTATTTATGTCACTCAGCAGGTGCCTCTTCCTCTTCTTCAGGAGGATTGAGATATTCGAGAGTTTCAATAGCGCCAAGCAGTTTAAGTGCTTGTGCTTCATTGTTTTTAATCTGTTGGGTAAGCTCTTTGTTTTGGTTAATAAGTGCTTGATAACGGTCACGGAACTGACCAAGAAGTTTATCTTGATCCATAGTTTCGGTCACATCAGCTGTCATTGTTTTTCTCCTTGATAAAGTTCACTAAAAGGTCTTTGATTTCCCCAAGGTCTGATTTTAGGTCATTAACCTCAGTTTGTAAAGACTCCAGATTGGCGTCTTTCTTAGCACGACTTTTATGCGCTTGCATGTATTTATCGTACTCTGACGTACTGGTATTGATTATAGCATTGGAATTCGGATCCCGCCAAAGACCTTCATGTCCTTCAACGGGAATCCAACCTTCCTTTTTTGGATCAAGACTTGACATAAAATAATAATCTAATTAGAATAACACTGTAAGGGTTCAGAGAGACAGCTATAGCTTTAAGTTGCCAGTGCTGTTGCTCTGAGATCAGCAATCAATGGAACCGATGCCTGGTTCTTAGACTTCATCACCAATTTGATTTGGAAGGCGTTGAAGTTAAGACCTTTGACTTCGTATTCAAAGTCTTTCCAAAGGAGTTCTTCAGAAGGTGTGCTGTCATAATTAATGTTCTCAGGGAACGGAGTCCAATCGACATCTTCTGGTCTAGTTGATGCACCGAAAGTAAATACCTTGTAATAAGGATAGATAAATGCATCTGCATTTCTTGTAATCTGGAACGCAAGTCTCAGCGAGCGAGATTCGTTTGCCAAACGTGCAAGACGTGTGCAGTAAATAGCATCGTTCTGATCACCGACAGGATCGGTAGATGTGTCAGCATTCCTGTCGATTGCTGCCTGTGTAGGAATGGCGGCAGAACCACCAGGCCAGTAGTTGATACGGTTGCTAGTTGTAATCAAAGAACAACGATCAAGGTCAACAACAGGAGTCAAGTGAGGATTAGAAGTTGCAAGTTGAATTTGCATTGTGAACGACTTCGCACCTTCCATCTTGTTGTTCTCATTAATCTGAGCAGCAATCATTCTTGGAGAGGTGAAGAAGTTTTGATCGTTCAGAACAACTTCTAAGAAGTCACCAGTGTTAATAAACGATGCCTGATCAATGTTGGTTGAACCATCAGAGATCGAAGTAGCAGTCGTAGTATTTACCAGAGCACGAATGTCCGTTTCTGGCAGGTTCATGGTTGCAACCTGAGGAGTCAGAGTTTCATACTGAACGTTCTGTGTTGCATACACAAACTTACCACCGCCACGGATACCGTTAGTTGCAACACTGTCAGTGTGTAGCATGTAAGTATCCAACCATGGGCAGGAGATAGAAGTATGTGTCTTGTTCAGTTCAACCAGAGGAATACCATCCAAGTTGTAACAAAGAACTGGTTCACCAGCAGCGTGTGCCACAGCAGCAGTTCCATCAGCACCACGACCGTCAGAAGCAACAGTAATAGTTTGACCTGTGCTAGAGATTGCACTGTACTTAATGATTTCATCTCCAATCTTCACATAACCTACGTTGGTAGGTCCAACATTACTATTGTTAATGATGTTATGGAATGAGAGAGCATCCTGTACGTTGATGGATGTTGCATCAGCGGCAAGACTTGAAGTCAAGACTGTCGGAGGAATCTCAGACTCAATACCTTCAACAACGATGTTGTTTGTTCTCTGGTGCATACCATGGTTCTTATGATATACAAGAACTTCTCTATCATCATCCTGATATGCGATTGTGCCTTCAGGATAACCATCTCTAGAATCGGAACTTGCACCATACACAACACCAGAGGCGTTGATAGTTGCAGATACACCGCTACCATTTGTAATAGTGTCGCTGTCTAGGAATGTACCTTTGTTATAATTTGCTTCGAGAATACCTGTGCCACTATCAAACGAGGTAACAACTGCTTCAGCATTTGCACCGTTAGTAATAGTGTCGCCAGCTTCAAATGTACCATTAGTAACAACAGAAGTTGTAATAGACACAGTTGCCTGTGAAGATTTCAGTACGTTGTAGATAGAACCACCAGACTGAACAAAACCTGCTTGGAAACCTTGTCCACTAGGACCAGTCTCAATATCAGTAATAGTCAGTTTTGGATTTGCACCTGTAGTATCCCATTCAACAACTGTACCTTTTGCACCTGATGGATCCTGTTCTACAGTTGCACCAATGGTGAATGAATAAGAACCCGATGATGGGAGTGTCAATACCTGCTTAGGTTTCAAGGTAAGAATTGGATTCTCAACCAAGTTGTGAATACCACCATTACCCTTACCAAGACGACAGTTGTTAAACACTGCAACACCAGAAGAAGGTGTAAAGTCGCAACGATACATTACAAACTTAAGGTCTTCATACTGGTCAGCGGTCCAAGTAGATGCGTTCTGAGACTTGAACAGAACACCAGCGTAAGGTTGTTCAGAGATCGTTCTAGTTCCAGTTACATCAACGTCACCCATTCTGGAGATCCAAACCTTATACTCGTTAGAGTCAGACAGGAGAACGAAACAATATTCTGTAGACTGCTTGATATAGACAGGTGCACGGAATGTGAACTTAGTCGGAATAGCAGCATTTTCAGATGTTTCTACCTGATCAGGATTCAGAGTAACGTCAGAGAAGGGAAGAATAGAACCAGTAGGATAACCATTTTCCATGGTTCTGATCTGCATGGAGATAGGAATGTTTCCATCCTTAGTTGAGAAGAAGATCTCAACAGAGTTAATAAACATACCACCTTCTTCATCCAGAATGAAGGACTGTGCAAGAGGGTCATACCAACCAATCTGTCTAGTCTCAGTTCTAGTTGTGGTAACAACTCTATCCTCACTAACAGTATCGCGAACAATCTCAGCGTTACGAACGGCAAGGATATTTTCACGAACTGTGTTCAGTGTGCCTCGTGCTTCGTAAGTTGTCTCAGCAGAGGAGTCAACTGTACCAGGCATCTTGCTGTTATCTTCGTTTGTTGTGAAACGGAAAGTACGTGTACCTGTAGCAAAACGTGGATTGGAATCTTCATTCGGGTTAGGAATAAAGAGTGAACCAGCAATCTCACCAACGTTGTTGGAGATCAAACGACGATCCTTAACAACAGCACGAGCACCAGATGTTTGACCAACCAGAACTTCACCAACTGCAATGTTTCCATAGAAGTCAGGGTTCTTGGTTTCTGCCATCGCAGTAACGTCGATGTTTAGAATGTCTGTCTGTGATGCATAAGACTCAGGAAGTGTGGATGTTGTTCCTGTGTATGGGTTGAACTGACCACCATCATTAGGTTCAGCAACCTTCAGACGGCAACCAGAAATACTACCGATAACAGTTTCACCAACAACAAACGGAGTTTCATTAGTTGTAGGATCAGCAGTCGAAGACTTAACAAGTTCGATAATCTTCGGACACATGTAAGTGTTAACGTTTACATTGTCGAAGAATGAGTAGAAACGAGTATTGGGTTTCATACGAGAAACCTTATATCCAACGTTTCTAGAACGAATCCAGGGAACTGCAGTCTGAGACAGGATGCTATCACCCAAAGACTTACGGTCAATTCTGGGAACAACACGAGTTCTAATACCTTGACGTGACTGGTTGTTTACAACACGATATGTACGACGTTCGTGCAGGTAGAAGAGACCTTGACGACGCTGACCGTGACCAGCACGACCTTGAGGACGACCAATACCATATGTACCAGAGGACGACTGGAATCTAGAACTAGAGATCTGTGTCTCACCAGTCCAGTTAGTTTGCCATGAACCCCATTGAATAGGAGCAAAACCATTCTGGTCAATGTTCAAATCTCTAGCAGTTGCAGAGAAGTCACCTTCAACGTTCTCAACTCTTGCAGGAAGACGTTTGGTATCAATCCAATCATCAGAAGCAGGTGTCAAGTCAATACGACCGATGAAGGTAAACACGTTAAATGGGTTAACGTTTTCTTGACGAGAAGCGTATGGTTGTTCAACAATTTTTTCTTCGTTGAACGGAAGTGTGATAATATTTGCTTCGTGCTTAATTACATTGTTAGAAGCAGTTTCATTCCACTCAAGTGCAACGTTAGTTGTGTAGTGAGATGGACGGAGAATACCTTCTTTGAAGTCGAGGGAGCACTTATAGTCCTCACTCAGAACGTCACCGACAGTGTGGTCGGTAAAGTCATCAACAACATAACCGTTCTTAAATCTGTCAAATCCATTTTCATCATAGACCTTAGCGGAATCTGCCTGTGCTTCAAGAAGAGATAGTGAAGTATAATATTCAACTTGACCAATACGACGTTCAATATCACCAATATCTTTCATGGTGAAACGACGGATCTGCTCAGGTTTGATGATTACGTCACGCTCAGGATCGTAAACATATGGTTTGAGTTCCATAGTTGCCAAGAGCATGGCGTTCTCAACCTTGTCTGGTGGGACAAGTTCATCGCCAGGTTTACCTTGAGCAACAAGAATTTTATTATTATGACCAAGATAGATGTGATCCATACGACCCTGATACCAGGTGTAGTCAGCACGGAAATCTGTCTCAATCCTCATGATGTCAAAAATAGTTGAACCACCAGAACCACCAGAGGTATCAAATGTTCTTGAATCAAAGTCAAGTGATGTACAGTTCACATAGTAAGGTGCACCAACGGTACCTGAACCATCTGCCTGCTCACCAACACCAGGTCTGAAATCAATAGAGTCAACCAGGAAGTTGATGTTACCATCAAGTTTGTAGTTAGGAATTTCCTTGAAAGGAATACCTGTGTAAGATTGTGCAGAGAAGTAATCACCAGTCTGCTCATGGAGGAAGTAATCAAATACAACCATCAACTTCCTTGTCGGAGGAGCAGAGTTAGGTTGTCTGATCATTCTAGAAACATCATAGAAGTGTGAACCCTGACCAGGATCCAACTTAAATGAACTTGTGATGTTTCTGGATCCGAGAACAACAGATCCATCAGCGTCATCGACAATAGCAGTCAATGCAACACCGTCGTCATCGAAACCATCAATGATTTCACCAGGAACGAACGGAATATTATTTACAGATACGTTATAGAGACGCAGAGTTGAGTTTACAAACGAAACAACTCTTGCTCTGGCACCTGATGTTCTACCACTAACGATAGATCCAGTATCGAAAAATGTTGCTTCGTCAAGAACAACATAAGGAATTTGGGCGTCGCCATCTGTTTCTGATTCGTATACTGCATGGATCTTATATACGTCATTGAGACCGAAGGAAACCTCAGTATCCTCAATACGTGTTCCATACAGGTGACCATAAGAAAGACCAAACTTCAGAGTATCATTCTGCTGATTTGTCTTAATAACTTTCATACAACGCATCTTAGATGCAGTCTTCACCTTACGGGATACTGTGTTCTTAGATACGAGAGCATTCAGGTGAACCTGAGTAACACCAGACAAACCTTGTACAGAGATAGACTGACGCTCAGCACCAAATGTTACAGTAAGAGTTTGTGCATCATTCGCTGTCTCAAGGTCAATGTTTTGACCAACAGTGTAGGAAGATCCAGATTGTGCAGCAACAGTTAGAGTGAAGTCACCTTCATCCAACGATCCGAATGCTTCAGATTCAGGCAGAGTAATAGTGATGTCACCGTTACTAACAACCTTGTTAACAAACGATCTATAGACAAAGAATGATTCATCTTCCAGAGATCGCATTGAACGATATGGAAGGTCAATCGTTAGTTCTCCGTTCTGATAGTCCTTCATGCGAAGGTATGGTCTCATTCTTACAACCACACCATTAGCATACTCACCGTCAGGGATGGTACCCTTGGTCAGTGATGTATCTAGTTTTGCAGTCTGATCTGCATAATCGAAGATAACATCACCTGCTGCTACGGAAGTTGCCTTGTTTGCAGCAGACTGGTCAATCGTTTGAGGATTAATTCTCTTAACACGGAGTGTATTGTTACCCTGAACTGTTGTACCAGTTACACGAATAACTTCACCAGGACGTAGTTCTGTACCGAAGTTAGAACCGAAACCTTGAATATCTTGTCCACTTGCTTGATCAACGTCTACGTTATAGCAATCGATTGCATACTGATCATTAAGAGCAAGGTTAGCACCAAAGACAATAGCATTACCAGGGTTTCTACCAACCATGGATCTGGTATCTTGGAACTGATACGAGAAGATTGCGTCCAGTTCACCAACAATACGACCATCTCTAGTAACAACTTCACCAGGTACAAAGTTACCAGACACCTGATAAACTAGGATATACTTTCTAGCTTGTTGGGTTGTAGCACCCTCAAACACATATGCACTAGCACCAGATGTACGACCAAAAATTCTATCACCTGCACTCAAAGCAACATTTGCCTTGAAGTTCATTGCAGTGAACATCTGAATATCAAACAGATATGCATTATGGAAATCTGTTCCTAGGCTGCTATCTGTACGCAGATATTTCATCTGCACCATACGTGCCTTACCGATTATGTTACCTTGACCAGTACCAGTCTCGTCAGAATAATCAGTAGTGCCACTAGGAGCAATCATCCAGTTATCACGGAGTTCCAAAGTTTGATATGCTTTGGATACACCATCACCTGTCAGTTGTGGGTTACCATAAACGTCATATACCTCAACGAACTGTCCAAGTTCAAATGAGATAATACCGTTCTGTCTTGTCTTAAATGTTCTTGGTTTGGGTACAGATGCATATTGAGGTGTTAGGAATTCAGTTCTATAACCTCTAACGTATGCTCTACCAGGACCAACTTCAATCGCCAGATATTCATCAGATGCAGCAACACCATCAGTTGCAGTCGAACCAGTTTTGTAAACACCATTATTGAAGAAGTCATCAAGGTGTTCTCTTGCAGTTACGTCGAAACTATCGACAACATAGTCACCACTCTCTTCATATGTACGACGTGCAAGAGATCTCTCAAGTTCAGAATATGCAGTTTTATTAACAACTTGCTCAACCTTACTCTGATTGATACGGAGAAGTTCAATAAAGTTCTTATCAGTATCATCATTAATTGCTTTCTTGACCAGTGTGGTCTTGATACGGAATCTATGTCCACCAGGTGCAGAATAGTTAGAAGCACCAGCAGCGTTATCATTCAGTGATGGATCATCTTCTGGAGTAATGATGGATTCACTGACTTCCAAACCAATACGATAGGATGGGTTATTGGTATACTGATCCAGCAACAGATATGATGAAGGAACGTCTACAAAATAACCACGAATAAAATATACACCTTGGTTTACATATGCAACAGAACCAGTGGCAGTTGCATCAGCAGGCAGAAGTTGAGCAAACGGTGAATTGATCTCAATCAGGGTTGTACCGAAAGTGATCTCATTTTCTGCATACAACTGTTCGTTGTTTTGGAACTCTTTGATACCCTCATCGGATACAGTATCACCAGAGTCAACATACTTAACGTACAGTGTGATATAACCTTTGTCCGACTCAGTTGCAGGGATAGAGTACAGAACTTTTGCTTTAACGCCAGATGTCACACCAGTGATTACCTGACCATTCAGTTGAGTTCTATAGTTCTCAACGTTTACACCCAGGAAATTCTGCTGTAGGATAACCGCCTTGACATTCAGATCGTAACCAATCTGACCAGGGATAACCATCGCACCTTCTTTGAAGAAGTGCTGTCCCATCGACTCAATCTGATTCTGCAGAATCGATTGCATGGTCGTAAGTTCTCTCGCCTGGATGGGGAATCCTGGTCGAAAGAGAACTCTGTAAAAGTTTTTGTCCTTATCGAAGTCGTCAAAATAAGGACTGATATTCAGATTGGTATTCTGAGGCATTTCTTTAGAACTCGATTACGATTTTAATATCTTCGATTTGGTCACCAGCACGAGAGATCGCACTTCTATTATCTATGTAAATTACATCACCTGAGTTTGGTTCAATCTCAGGTTTTGCATATCCGTTTGTGAATGACATACCCAGGTCATACTCAGTGTTGTTAATAACACGAGTAGAGGATCCTGCAATAATTGGGAAGTTAATATCAGGGTCGCCAGATGTACCAGAGGTAGAACCGACAACAGCATTACCACCCTCAAACTCAACGAGATTACCTGTAATTTCAGGGAACACACCGTCAACTCTGTTCTGATAATATTTCAGAACTTTGGTTGTAGAGTTCCAAGAGATAACTCGACCACGGGCAGTAACCTGCTGACCACCAACAGTACGAGACTGTGTGATGATTTCATCAGTAGAGAACTGACCTGTAAATGTCGGAGAGAAAATTACAGCACTTGTACCAGACAATGTAAGGTCTGCCACAAGTTCAGATGTACCAAACTTGAATGGGTTGATAACAAGACCAATACGGCGATAGTCGTTATCTGTAGGGAAGTCACCTGAACCTTCAGCGTAGGTGAACTTCGTGTTGATCATGACTCTGTAACCACCCAGTTCAACTGTGGGATCAGAACCGTGACCGCCTTCGGGTGGAATGATAACGTCAATCGTTGCACCAGATCCAGTACCAGCACCGATACCATTGATCTCGTCAATGATAACCTTACCAAAGGTGTAGTTAGAACCACCAGATGTCACAGTAGCGGATACAACCTTACCACCATCAACAACGATAGAAACACGACCACCAGTACCGTCACCTTTAATGGGAACGTTTTCATATGTACCGTTGTTGTAACCAGAACCAGAAGACTGGATAACAACAGTATCAATCTCACCACCAACAGCGTCGGAGATAACTGCGGTGTCTGTGAGCACAGGCATGTACTCGTTAGAGAAGAACTTCAACACCTGTCCAACAGGAATGGTGTACATGTACTTCCAACGATAACCGTCAGCAGTTGTGATAACAGATGTCGATGTACCTGTAGGTTCAATAGTGGAAGGTTTACCGTTCGGGTCAGAAGGGGATGTCCCGTTGTAAATGCACTTATAAACCTGGTACGAAGAGTTGACGACAAAGAAATCGGCGTCATACAGTTTAGTTGCACCAGAAGATGCAGTCTTAGTAGAACTGTAATCGTGACGATACATGTCATAGACATAACCCAAACCACCAGTGGTTTGCTCAGGAGGTGTCCAGTCAACACGACGAATAACCTGAATAGTGTCGTTTGCCAACACCCGTTTCAGGGAGATTAGATCATCGAACACATCAGAAAACTCCTGAAAAGAGTCCACTGGTGTCGGAGGATTATTCTCGTTATCCCATGCTTGTGGGCGACCGATGAAAACATACAGTCGATCCCTCGCACTACCCGCATCAGTATCAGACTGGATCGGGTCAGGACCCTCCAACGCCTTGATAAACTTATTTGCGGTAAAAATTCTAAATTGGTCAGTAAGTAGAGCCATTATGCTGTTTTACCCTTCCCTTTATTTATAGGTTATTCTGGTTCGTTTCTCAGGAGAACGCTATATTCGGCAGACCACACATTTGCAGATCCACCTGACGTTCCGCCAGAGAGCGTTTCCCCATTAGTAAATTTGAATACGTTTCCGTTTCCAACTGGATCTCTAAGAACCAGAGTGATGTATCCAGTACCATATCCTGTGGCAGTTGCAGTAAATGAATCTACAGTTGCCACAACGCCACTTGTGCCGCCAGTTACGGTTTCTCCTGCAACAAAGTTGGGGATAGACCAGTTGTTACCAACAACAGTAATAATGGCATCATGTTGATCACCATCACCAAGAGCACCAGCAGATTGAACTGTGGCAACCAACGGTGTGGTATTACCATCATAAATTTTGTCACCGACAGCGAGCAGAGTTGTGTTCTGTCCACCAATCGTTTCTTCAATACCATAGAGTGATGAAGCAATACCTCCATCAAGACTTGTCTCAAACTCAAAGTCTGTACCAGTATTAATCAGGTCAGGAATACCATCACCAGCACCCTCCAATTCATCATTATCCTCAAACACCCTATCTGGTAATACAGAAAGAGGATTTGTAAACAATACGATGTCGTTACCTTCAGATTCAACTAAGACGTGTGGTTCTACACCAGTTCCACTGGAACTTGCTACACCACAAATGAATGCAACGATTTTACTTTCTTCTGTAGAACGACCAGCATCAATAAATGCCAATTCGTCAACTTGGAATACCAGATACAAATCTCTGGTTTCAGGACGCCAGTCATATACGATAGCAATTTTATTATCGCTAGATTCAGACAAACGTCTTACACGGTCGTTGATATTAAATTCATAACCTGTCAGACCTGTATTAGGATCATCTTGCAAATTGTCAAGACGAATTTTTTGGTCAAACTTAAAGTTAACACCTCTCGTAACACCTTTGAACTGAGTTGCAGTTTTAGAGGTGTATCTAAAGATCTCTCTTCCAACCAGTGCTTTACCAGAACCAGGGAACGCTGCAGTTGTCTCAACATTGATAGTTGTATCTGACTCTGCAATGTCACCAGTAAGACCAGTAATATTGAACACCGTAGAGTTCAATGACTGTCTATTTCTGGCAGTTCTTACAAGGTTAGTATTCCTTGCAAAAATAACTTGAGGCGGAGAAGTATATCCTCCACCTGGGTTTGTGATGTTGATGGATTCAATTCTACCGAGGTTAATAACTGCATCAGCAGCGGCACCACTACCTCCACCACCAATCAACTGAACGATGGGTGGTGTTTCAAAGAATTCACCAGGGTTGCTGATATTAATGTTTTCGATTTGACCGAACTCATTTACCTCAGCAACACCAGTTGCGCCTTCGCCACCCCCGCCACCAATAACCAGAGCAACATCTTGTCTGGTATAGTTACGTCCAACGTTTTCTAGAGACAGACCTGTAACACTACCAGTGATAGGAACAAGTTCACTACCTGCTCCACCACCACCTTCGATACGTGCAGTAGTGCCACCGAAATATGAGTCTCCGTTAGACCTTACTTGAATATAATCAATTCCACCTGTTGCATTCAGGAATACATCACCTGTAGCACCAAAAGCACCGTCATCTGTACTTTCAATAATCAAACGTAGAGGACTGTAACCTTCACCAGGATCCAAAACTTCAACCGCTTGAATTTCTCCAGCAGTGTTGATAACAGGACGCAAAACTGCATCACGAACGGGTGTACCGCAGTTACCAATAGTTAATTTTGGAGGATCAGAAGCATCGTATCCAGAACCACCGTTAACAACAAATACGTCTTTTACACCGTATGTACTGTTAAAGATCGGTTCAATAGATGCACCGCTACCTGGGACTGTTCTTGGCATTTATCAGACCACCACTAAATTTCCTACCATGCTGCCATGGATTGTGCACTGGTAAACATAAGTTGTACCAGCAGCAACAGACATCGGCACTTCCCATACCAAAACACCAGTGGTAGAACCACTGATACCAGCAGTTACCGCTGCACCACCAGAACCAACTCTGATCTCAAATGGGTGACCAGATCCAGTTGTGTTGTTGAAACGATATGTAAAACCTCTGTACACATAGATGGTTGGGTTACCAGTAGAATTACTGACACCAGGACCATCAAAGAGATACCCTGTACCAGTTCCACCAGAAACAGACCAACCCAAAACAGGAGATCCATATGCTGCAAAGGTGTTCGTTCCAGTTGCAACGATGTTCTGATTTTCAGTTACAGATGGAAGAGTACCAGCAGTATTGTTAATAGTAAGAGTTGAACCACTCATTACAGTGCTGATGTTTGTTCCACCAGCAATCGTGATTACCCCTTCAACATCAGCAGAGGTATAAGATCCAGTGTCACCATTAACACCTTGAATAATAAACTGAGGTACGTTTGGTGAAGTGTTAGTGATTGTTAGATTATCACCAGCCACAGCAGTGGAGATCCCAGTGCCACCGATAATATTAACAGTAGTAGTAGTGCTATTAGCAGTTTTGGACCCCGAATCTGATCCGATTGTGGAGAAGACATTTTGATCTGGATCACCGAGTGTGCCTGTCATGTTGATGGTCAGCACATCACCAGTGATTGATGTTGCAATATTTGTGCCACCAGCAACAGTTAGAACGTCCTGTGCAGCACTTGCGGTTGTAGAACCAGTGTCAGCGTTGAACGATTCAAAAAGGTTTTGTGTAGTTCCACCGCCACCACCACCAGACGAATCATCATTGGCAGGTTCAAACTTAGAGGTAGATGCATTCCACTTCAGGATTTGACCATTGGAAGGACCACCACCAACAGTCATGTCTACGTCAGACAAATCACCGACGCTGCTGGTCGTATCAACCATTTCAATCCAGCTACCACCATGTGCAAAGTATCCATGCCCTGTAGCATGAACATGTGCAAACATACCGTGATGGTTTACTGCATCAGGAAGACTTGCTAGATCTGTGTATGGTGCATAGTATTTCAGGAATCCATCATCACCATCGATGTAGGTGTATGCAGATCCACTACCACCACCCCAGAGTTTAATATCACCAGTGCTATCTGGTTTGATAATAATATCTCTGGCGCTAGATGAGACAATATTATATGTCGCAACATCTAGATTTGCTGTCAACTCGTCAAAGTTGCCGCCAACAAAAGCGGGGTTTCCTGCTGTAGACCACTTAAGAACTTGACCTTCAGTGATACCCGATCCAATATTGACGAGAATATCTGTCTCGTTACCGAGTCTGCTATACAGTTCGTCAATTACTGAATTAAGTTTGACACCAGCGTCCCTCAGGGTATCGCCAGTACCATCATTAGCGGAAGAACCAATACCAATGTTCTGTTTTGCCATAGTTCTTAGACTTTTACAGTGTTATTTAGGTTTGATCGAAGCGGGTTGATGTGCTATCAAGAGTAATACCTGTGCTATCGAAGGTATTATCTGTAGTTCCACCCGTTCCAGTAACAGTTAAAGTTGCAACATCAGATGTAAGTGGCGAGTTTGTCGCTGGGGTAGCACCAGTTGGTCCCTCAATAACAACTTTGAATTTGTACCCCGTCATATATGACAGAGCAGTGAATGAATATGTCGAAGATGTTGCACCATTAAGTTGTGAGTATGCAAATCCACCGTCAGTAGATCTGAACCACTGATAAGACTTTGGTCCGTTCTCTGGGAGAATAGTTGCGGAAACAGTGAATGTAACTAATTGACCGCTGTTGACCGATGCGTTCTGTGGTTGTGCAGCAATCTGTAGAGTTGCAGGAGGTGCCTCTCCACCACCACCGCTAGGAGGTGCAGGAGGTGTAGCAGCACCATTGTTTACAGGTTGATCAAGAACTTGTCTTGCAGTAAATCCCATGAGATATGGGAATGCTGGATCCTGTTGTGCATCTACAGATAGGAAGTATGCATACGTTCCATCTTGAAACTCTGGAGTAATGCAAAATCTTCCATTGTGATAATCTAGTGATCCATTGCCCTCAACATATTCAAAGTCCTCAACAAAGGACCCTGCAGGTGGGTTCTGGAGTGTGCTTCCATAAGAAGGTCTTCCCGCTGCCTCAATAGGTTTGAGTTGATAGGAAGAACTCATGGTTGCAATATCTGAACTGGTATCCCAGGGATCGGAATACGCAAATGGTCCGTAGACAGGGAATCCATCAAAAGAGATTCCTAACATCTTTGAGTGCCCGTCTGGGTGCCTCAGAACGTCACCATTGTACTGAGACAGACCATAGTAATCATTGTATGTAGCCATGACAGACCCCGCTTTCCAGCAGTCAATAAAGTGTGTGTCATGGTAGTGATACTGACCTGTTTGTTCGGGGTGACCTCCACAACTGTCAGGACCAAAACTTATGGGTGATGTTTCGTAGTGTGCATTCCAACTAAATCCCTCAGGTGGGTTTCCACCATTACCAGCAGAAGGATTGAAAAATACTACGCCATTAGCCGCAACACCAATAGCACCCAGAGGCGTTGCTGCACGTCCATTCCTTTGATCATAGTAAGTATATGTACCAGTATTACTGTAATTAGAATCAGGAACAATTAACTGCAGATTTGTATCTGTACTTCTCCAGCAATAACCTGGAGTAGAGATAAATGTTGTGCCATTATAAACAAACTTCGCCTTTCTTCCATCACTAAAAACAAACAGTAGATTGTCGCCAGGACGAATATCACCAGTCGTCGGATCTGCACTCAGTAAAGCATTGTCATTTACTGACAATGGAATATTGATGGTATAACCTTCTTGAGAATAGGTGTTGTCATCAAATGTTCTTTCGATGCCAAATGTACCACCTCTATAATAGAAGTCATGTTCAAAATCCTGTTCTGTAACAGTGTTTGGATTATTCGCATTAGGAAACGTACCGTAGGCGACGGGGGATGGTAACCCGTCACCGTCTACAGTCAGGATCCTCGTAGCAGGTACATAGGAAGCGGTTGCTGTCATCGTTTTTGACTATTTATTGTGAGAAGATCGATGTCGGTACGAAGTTAGAGATTACAGTTGCACCAGTCTGGACTGAGAGCACCGCAGAGTTGGAGTACACAGGTGTTGCGCCTGCGTATGTGATTGCAACTCTGTACTCATCACTATCATCTGCTTGATTAGCAGTTCCAGTGTTGTATGTTGCCTGGTTTGCACCAGTGATGTTTGTCCAGTTAGTTTCACCGTAGTTCTTCTTCTGCCACTGATAGTTCAGACCTTCAGTTGTTCCAACAGGATCACCATCTTCAGCGTTGAAGACTGCAATAACTGTGAATGCTGCTGTCTGACCTTGGTTGACAGTCACGTTGGTTGGGTTACGTGTGATCTGGATTGCACCAGCCTCGATAGTGATTGTCTGACCAGTTGTAGGATCAACACCCTCACCAGCGTAGACATCCAAACCACCGTTAACAGGTGCGCCATCAGGTGAAACAAAGTCATCATCGACTGTGTTTGTAACTGTGACTTCAGGTAGAGCATAACCAACACCAGGTGTCTTAACTTCAATATTTGCAATACCCATCAGGGCACGAATGCGACCGTCAAATCCACTGGAAGAGATGACCGCAACGTTAGGACGAGAGGTATAACCATTACCAGGGTTGGTGATGATTGCTGCATCAATAGTTCCGCGACGGATAGTTGCAAGAGCAGATGCGTTACGTCCCTTGACTGTTCCTGTGTACTCGAAGGTGACCAAAGAGTTGGAGGATTCAATCAGTGCGACTTCACGAGG